CGGGAGTGGATGGAGCTTCCGGAGTACCTCGAAGATTTGCAGATTTTTACGGACTTGGTAGACGAATGGAACGAAGAGCACGGTGGGCGCTGCCTGGGCGCGGCGCTATTCACGCTCAATAAATCCGATTGGAAGAGCTTTAACTTCAAGGCCGGGGAGATTCACGTCATGGAAGAGGGGATACTGTGAGCCGCGTACACGTACAAGGCGACTTGCGCGCCGACATCGAGAGCTTGCATTGTGAGCACCGGCTGAGCAGCGACGAACAATTTGACGCCGTGATGGCGTACATCATGGCGATATTGGGCGAGAGGTAAATATTGCATGGACATCATCTCTCTGGTAACTGCATTCACTACACTGATTGGCGCGGGGCTATTGATCTATAAGGCGAAAGACGATCTAAAAAAGATCGTCGCGGAACGGCAACGCATAGAATCCGAACGGGAAAAGATCGAATCAGAGCGCGAAAATATTGAGGCGTGCGCTTCGGAGAAGATCACGCAAACCGCGATTAGTTTAATCGCCCCACTCCGGGAGCAATTGGAAGCACAGGGCAAAGAGATTAAGTCGCTAAAATCAGAGCGGGAATTATTGATCAAAGAGATCACCGACCAGGGGCAGCGCATCACGGCTCTTGAGGGTGAAAACGCAGAATTATGGAAGGGCGTAGGGACATTGACGCGACAGATCGAAGAACTCGGAGAGCGGCCCATATGGAAGCCGAACGGTAGACACTAATGAAAGCACTTATCATCTTCCTGTCAGGCGCGGTGTGTGGTATAATTGTGTATACAGTATCGATACACGCGATACGCCGTTATAAAGCCGAATGCTACCTCAGAATGCTACAAGACTGGAATTATGGAGTGCCTAAATGGGAAATGACCACATCGATCTAAACGACCTCCAACACACGGTATACCGCAATGTGACTAAGCGCGGCTACCTCAATGGCCGCACGCCGTGGGATGTAGTGCAACGCCAGACCCTCAAAGCTGTGGAAGAACTCGGCGAGGTGGCCCGCTGCGTTTTCGATGGCGAGTATCCGCCCGCCTCTGAGATTGCCGACGTGGCAATACCGCTTTTCGTCATGGCTCAGGAATGCGGGGTAGACCTGCTGGCGGAAGTGCTACGGAAGAGCACGGCGGATATTGAGCGAGGTGTTAGGCAACCATTACAAAATGACACAAGCGATAACAGAGCAGGGGAAGCGTAAGAATGGAAAGCAATAACAGCAAGGTGCAATTCCTGGCGTCGTTCCCGCCGATTCAATCCGCAATCAAAATCGGGCAGGATGGGATGCGGATACAGTTGGATATTCCAGAAACAGAGATAGAGAACGCTGTGGCGTTGTTGGCTTTTCGTGATTGCGTGATCCGGGTGACGATTGAACCGGAGTAACTTTGGGGTGATTTGGGATAACTTGGGATAACTTTTGGATATGAACGATATACCAGGGGATATAAAGAGCGCGCTTGAGGCACTGGATAACCAGCGCCGCGATTATGTATGGGCGCGTTCCTCTGCGAAGTCGGATAACGAAGCGCGGCGGATGGCCCACATTGCCGGGTCGTCTTTTGCGCGCTGGGAAGATAGGCAAGAGCTAAACGCGCTCGCCTTCAAAATCAGCACTGACAGGAAATTAAGGGCAGACATCATCTTAGAGAGCGTACTTGACAAAGCGGCGGAAATCAAGGCCGCCGGACTGGATAGTAAAAAAGAGAGCGTTCGTCAGAGCGTAGCCAGCGAGATACTTGATCGGCTTATGGGAAAGGCGACTCAAACCACGTATGCAAATGTTACCGCGGCAAATATTGACCTATCCACCCTTTCCGATGAGCAGGTACGGCGGATTGCCGACGGCGAGGACATCCTGAGTGTCATGGCAAATTCGGGCAAAGGCTGAGGCAGAATGGCGCCGCCGCCAGCAAAGCGGGGCGTCAATCGCTGACCCTTACAGTACCTTCAAAAAGCAATATCGCAGCGACCCCGTCGCCTTTGTGCATGACTGCATCGATTGGCGGGGGGATGCACTCGCACCTTATCAAGATGAGATATTAGGACGCTTACAGCAACGGCGGCGGGTATCGGTACGCGGGCCGCACGGTTTGGGCAAGACGGCGCTCTCCTCTTGGGCGCTCCTGTGGTTTGCCCTGACCCGCGACGGCGAGGACTGGAAAGCGCCCACTACCGCCAGCGCCTGGCGACAGCTAACGAAGTTCTTATGGCCCGAAGTGCACAAGTGGGCGCGACGGCTCAGGTGGGACAAGATCGGGCGCGGGCCCTGGAATGACCGCTACGAGCTTATTTCCCTGAGTATCAAGACGGGGACGGGTGAGGCCTTCGCCCTGGCAAGCAATAACTCAGAGCTCATCGAGGGCGCGCACGCTAACAACTTACTCTACGTCTTTGATGAAGCGAAGGTCATTCCACCGCAAACCTGGGATAGTGCCGAGGGTGCTTTCAGTACCGGGGACTGCTACTGGCTGGCAATTAGTACGCCCGGAGAACCGGCAGGGCGCTTCTATGACATTCATGCCCGGCGGCCTGGTTATGAGGATTGGGACGCCCTGCATGTTACACTTGACGATGCGATTAAGGCCGGGCGGATTGCGGGCAAGTGGGCCGAAGATCGACAGCGGCAATGGGGACAGGAAAGCGCGGTCTATCAAAATCGTGTCTTGGGCGAGTTCGCCGCCAGTGATGAGGATGGAGTAATACCGTTGTCTTGGGTAGAAGCGGCTAACGATAGATGGCAAGCGTGGAGTGATGCAGGAAAGCCGGGCGCGTTTTCTTGTGTGGGGGCTGACATCGCCCGTAGCGGTGAGGACAAGACGGTATTGGCGTTACGTTTCGGGCAGGCTGTCGCAGAACTCAGACGCTACACCAAAGAGGACACGATGGCGACCGTGGGCCACGTAGCGGGAATCTTAGAGAAGTACGGCGGGCAGGCGATTATAGATGTGATCGGCCTGGGGGCGGGGGTGGTAGACCGCCTACGAGAGATGGGGTATGATGCCCTGGCCTTCAATGCCAGCGAAAAGGCCACCACGCGGGACAGTAGCGGGGAACTGGGCTTTGTGAACAAACGCAGCGCGGCCTGGTGGAATTTGCGGGAGCTATTGGACCCGCAGAACGCAACACCCATAGCCTTACCGGCAGATGATCTATTGACCGGTGACTTGACCGCTCCACATTGGCGCGTGGGCAGCGGTGGCAAGATCGAAGTGGAAAGCAAGGACGAAATCAAAAAGCGCTTAGGGCGCAGCACTGACAGCGGGGACGCGGTAATGCAGGCGTTCTATGCTGAATTAGAGGATTCCGGCGTGGATATTGCCGGCTGGGGGTGGAATGCCTGACGAACTAACGACCATAAGAGATCAAAGCATCCAGGCGCGAGCGACTGAGTCAGATGAGGGCGTTAACGTCCTGTTCTGGCTGGCTCGCGGCGGTGAGATTATCGCGCCGTGGTGGAGCAAGCAGCGCGATCTTGACTTGAGCACCTATTGGCCCCGTGAGGATCACGTAAGCGGCGCGCTGTACAACATGGTTTCGAAGATGACCGCCGTCCCGTTCCATGTAGAGCCTCTGGACATGAACATCCAGGCCCACACGAAGCAGGCCGACGAGATGACCCGCCGCCTCTATGAACAAACCGAGTTTGGCGCGGGCTGGGATATGGGCCTAAGCAAATTCCTCATAGACCTGTGGACGCAAGACAACGGCTCATTCTTTGAGATCATCGGGGAAGGTCAAAAGGACAAGCCGTTGATGGGCCTACCGCTGGGGATTGCCCATCTTGACGCTTATCGCTGCATCCGCACCCGTAACGCCGAATACCCCGTTGTCTATACCGATACCGACGGGAAGCGTTACAAGCTGCATTATACCCGCGTGATAATGTTGGCACAAATGCCCAGCCCGCGTGTCGAGATGAACGGCGTGGGCTTCTGTGCACTGTCCCGCATGATCAATTGCGCTCAGAACCTTATGGATATTTCCCGCTATAAGCAAGAGAAGCTAGGAAGTAGACCGGCGCGGCAAATCCTGATCGGTAACGGCATCACAGCTAAGGAGATCATGGGGGCCTTCCAGGCGGCTGAGGCACAAATGGACAGCGTGGGCCTGTCGCGGTACTCCAAAACCATCGCATTCGGCACGAAGCAGGGCGGGACACAAATCAGCCTGGACAGTGTAGACATGGCGTCTATCCCGGATGGCTTCAATGAGCAAGAGGCCACCACCCTAGGGATGTACACCATTGCGCTTGCTCTGGGAGTCGATGCGCGGGAATTGTGGCCCGCGACCGCCAGCGGGGCGACGAAAGCCGACGCCATGTTGCAGCACATGAAGGCGCGCGGCAAGGGGCCGGGGCAGATTCGAGAACAGCTTACCCAACAGATGAATCAGAAGTTTCTCCCGCAGCACCTGCGCTTTGTCTTTGACTTCCAGGACGATGACGAGGATCTGATGGTGGCTGACATCAAGGCCAAGCGCGCGGATACCAGGGGGGCACGCTTAGAGATCGGGGAGATCGACGTCAGGACGGCCCGGCAAGAGGCCCTGGCGAATGGCGACCTGACCGAATCGCAGTTCATCGACTTAGAGCTAAACGACGGGCGTTTAGAGAATAGCGACAGCGTCTTGACCCTGTTCTATTCCCGTGACCCGGAGATGGCGGCATTGCTCGAGACCGGCGTCAGTGATCCGCTTGACGTAGAAGCAAACAACAGTGAGGCGATGCTGGCGATGATTGATAACGATATTCGGCTATGTAGTCAGGTGTTAGCGCAAAGCCCGTCAGTCTATAAGCAAAAGCAAGCCCGCAAGGCACTCGCAGCCCTCAAGAAACTACGCAACCTGTACGAAGTCGGGGGAAAGAAGGGCGCATCACAGGCAACGGAAGCAGAGGCCATGCCGGAAGAGGAAACCCCTACCCAAGAAGAACCGGAAAAGCCGGAAGCGCCAGAAGAACCGGCGGCGGGCGCGGAAGTCAAGGGGCTACCCGATGATTTTGAGGACGACTTAGAGGATTACTATGATGGCCTATTAGACCTTCTGGATCAAGAGCGGGCGCGCAACATCGGAGAGAATGACGCCTTGCGGGGTGCTATCGAAATAAGCACCGCCCTGCTTATCTTGGCTTTCTTGCGTGGGGTTAACGTTCCCACACAAGACCTGCTGTCTACCGAACAGGCGGCGGCCCTGGCGGAGCAACTAATGCACATGCGCACGGCAGCGCAGAAATTGACGGCGGACATTAGCCGGGGGCGCTATGATGGTGATGAGGGCCTACGTAAGCTGCAAAACCGCCTGAAGCTCTGGGAGAATGCGGTGGCGGCGATCTATGAACAAGGGAAGCTGTACCAGCCGGGGGTAAGGTTGCGCTGGGATATGAACCCACTTAAGGAGCACTGCCGCGATTGCGTAGCCCTTAATGGCAAGGTGCACACGGCGGAGACCTGGCGGGCCTTGGGGATCTATCCGAAATCGCATGACTTAGAGTGCGGCGGCTGGAATTGCGGTTGCTCCTGGACTGAGACGAATGAGCCGCTAAGCGTGGGGGCTATGCCGCACTTCAAGGAGCGGCGCAAGCCTGTCAACTTGTGGGAACCCGGAAAGGTGAAGTGATGTGGATAACGCTGAAATCCACGCGGCGCTTGTGGCGGCGGCTTGTACGGCTTTGCGGCGGAATTGAAGTTTGGCGGACAGGATAACCTCGGCGTCGTCTTTCGCCTTAACGGTGACACAGGCGATCAGGTGCAAATCATTGTCCAGACCATTGGCGCGGCGATCTTAGGGCATGTGGTAGAAGATTAAGGGGGGAATTATGAGCAAGGCAGAAGCGGGAACGAAACTCGGAGTCTCTGAGTCATACGATACCATCATTGGCGGAACGGTCATGGCGTCAACCGTGCCCAGTAGCGCCTTGACGGCCACGCACGCCCGGACATTCTACGTCCTGGTACAGTGCGACCCCAACAGCGCGCAAAATGCCGTGGTGGGCAATGCCTATGCCTAATGGATCGTCTTGCGGCCTGGGGAGTCCATCGAGATAGCTATCTCTGATCCCGTCAAGGTCTTTGTCAGAGCGGCGGCGGCTACCACGACGGTCAATTGGATGGCGCTGGCGTAGGCTGATATGCTAAGAATAAGCGGAACATCTAACACAACAAATACCATATCGGCAAAAACGGCTACCTTCGGAGACGTTGCAGGGGGCAACTATACCAACATCGACTACGAGGGTGGGATAACCTATTTTGGCACGGCTAAGCGCAGCCTCACTCTCAGACCACAGCTTTATGCCGGGCGCACTGGTGGGGTAGCCAAGCCGACTTTTATAACCTACGGAGCAAATGCGGGCTATTCCTTCCCGATTTACAATAACGATGATGAGGAAATGTTCTTCCGTGAGCACATCCCCGGACGCTGGGACGGTGCCAGTGATATAAGCGCCGTATTTGTGTTCTATCTTTCCGGTGCTGAGGATGCCGGGGATAATTTCCGCTTCCAATTGTCCTGGGCCAACAAAGCTACTGCCGGCGGGGTTATCTCCAACGCCACACAAGACGTCAATTTCGATCAGGCGGTAATAGCTGGGAGAACGGCACAATATTCTATCTATACCGTCACGATGCCAATTGATTGGGATATCGTCAATCCAGACATATTGATTAGCGATCACTTCGGGGGGCGGATTCGCCGTGTGGCCGCCGATGCTCCACAGGTCTCTAACGAAATCGTGATGCTTGATTTTTACATGACCTACACGGTAGACAAGATATTCAAAAAGTGAGGTGCGGATGGCACAAGCGGCGGTAGAATGGAAACTAATCCAGCCGGGGCGGATTAATATCACCGGCTACATCGACAAGCTCAAAGCGGCGCTTACCGCAGAGGTAGACACGATAGACGGCGAGTTTCACAAGACTACCGCGACCTGGAATCACCAACCCGCCTTCGAGAAAAAGGTGGACATGGCGAATGCGATGGACTTACGCGGCAGCGTGATGACTACCGACAAGATTTATACCTACATCACGCGGGGCACGCGGATTAGATACGCCACTATGACGCCTAACTTCATGGCGAAAACGTCACCGGGGCATATCGGCAGCGGGCCAGGGCGCGGTGGGGTGCTATTTATCAGCCGCAAGCATCCGCGACCGGGGATTAAGGCGCGTAACTTCGATATTGTGATAGCCCGGCGTGCCCACACGCGGCTAAACCGATCAATGAAAGCCGCCATGAAAGAAGCCTCAAACGGGACATGGACTAAATGAGCGTAACCGACAACGTCAAAAGCGGTTGGTTGAATATCGTTAGGCGCTTGCAGGGGTGCGGCAAAACGCAAGGTATGAGCGTGCTTACTATTCGGGTATTGGTAGACGCTGAGGGTGATCCGGTCTTGTGGACACAGCCGGAGCGTGTGCTATTGGAACCCAAGAGCGCCTGTGGTACACCGGAACAACTGGCGGCGCTCATTGTATCCCTAACGAAATAAGGGTGTATAATAAGAAGTAAGTAAACCAAACTTTACTTGCTCAAACAGGGCAAACCGTGAGACATTCACGGCTTGCCCTGTTTTTTGTTGTGGAGGTTCTATGCCCTGGAAGATCAGAAAGCACAAGGGGAAGTTCGCTGTCTATACCAGCGATGGTGAATTGGTAGCCGAACACGCCGATTATCGCCGTGCAGTACGGCACTTGCGGGCGTTGTATGCCAGTGAGAAGCGAGAGAAGGAAGGCGAGGAGAAAGCCGCTAACTGGAGAGCGCGGGCTGGGCAGACGATAGCCGGGCGCTTGCGCCGCGGGTCTGGCGGTAAGTTCGAATCCAGCGAAGGGCAAGCGAAGAAGATCACCGTCACCTTAGAGAGCGTAGGACTAAGCAAGAGTGCGGTGGAGGCGCTAAGTGCGCTAAAATCAGGCGGCGAATTATCCCGGGAGGACGCGGACTCCCTGGTGGGTAAGGGCCTGGCGTCAATGCGGCAAGATGGTACGTATGCTATTACCACGAAGGGCCGCGGTGTACTGGCGGCGGTGCGTTCTGGCGATTTAGCGAAGGTCCAAGAACTTATGGAAGCGCAGCCAGAAGAGAAGAAACCGAAGGCGGGCGCGGCCAAGAAACCGAAGGCCGGAGAGGACAAGCCCAGCCAGGAAGAAACCGAGACCGCCAATCAGACGCTTGTCTCTGAGGCATTAGCGAAAGCCGACGGCGGTATGAGCAAAGAGCACTTCATGGCGCTATCCTCATTCGCTACCGGCGGGGATGTAGACGACGCCACACTGCAAGCCCTGGGAGAGATGGGACTAGCCGAGCAGGACACCGGCGGTTTTTGGCGTATGACGTTACCGGGGAATGCGGTGTTGTCGGCGGCTAAGAATGGAGAATTGCGGGACGCGCTGGATGCACTGAGCGCGGGTCGGGATGCCTACGCCGCCGCGATTGACAAGGTAAACCGCGCGCTCAGATCGGGGGCGCGCTTAGGAAAAGTCAAAGAATGCAACAAGCCCAAGAAGGAGGGCAATATGGAAGGATTCGAGAGAGAGGATGGAGAAAGTCCCGTCTTGGGCTTCGGCGGGGCGACATCGTTTGAAGAGTTGGAGGCGTCCGAGATGGCCCAGGAAGCCGCCGAAGAGGTGCACGCATTGACGGCGCAATTTGAGACGTTGGCTCGTAACATCATGCGTGCTGAAGAAGTCACCGACAAGGCCGACGCTATGCAGAAGTTGGCAGCCGAGTTCTCCGACCGTGTAGGCATGGCGATGCAGGGCAAAGAGGAAAGCAAGGAGGCGGAAGTCGAAGACGAGAAAGCCGTCTGGACTACGGCCTATATCAATGACCTACCCGACAGCGCATTCCTCTACATTGCCCCCGGTGGCGAAAAAGATGCAGACGGCAAGACCACCTCGCGTTCTTTGCGTAACCTGCCAGTACGGGATGCCGAGGGTAAGATTGATCTGCCGCACCTACGGAACGCCATTGCCCGCTTGCCGCAAACCAAAGCCGAGGGCCTGACGCCGGAGAAGATTACCGCCCTGCAAGACAAGGCGCGAAAGATGCTCCAAGAGGCGCAAGGCGAAAAGAGCTTGTTCGGTAAGATCATTGACGCGGTCAAGAGCGTGTTCGGACATGCGGAAGCCGAACCAGAAGCGGAACCCGAAGACGGTGCGGGTATGACGCTATGGAAGGATACCGATAGCGGCGCGTGGCGTTGGTTTGCGGTCTATTCTAACCACTTCCGCGACCGGGACAGCCCGCCGGAAATCCTGGCAAGTGAAGCCCATAAGGAGTTTATCGACGCCGTGGATGACGGAAAAGCGCCCTACCCCGAACTGTGGCACTGGCACGTTAAAGGGAGTGCTTGGGGGCGTGCGGATTGGTTGGCCTATGATGACGAAACCGGTATGGCGATGGCAGCGGGGTATGTGCTGCCGGGCCATGAGAAAGAAGCCGCAGCCCTGAGCGAGTTTGGCGGCGGCGTCAAGGTGTCGCACGGCATGAACCGCATCACCCGCGACACCAAAGACCGCAGCGTTATTACTGGCTACCGCACGGTAGAGATTAGCGACTTGCCCGACTATGCCGCAGCCAATGAGCTAACGGCATTCGAGCTGAAAAACAAGGACAAGGAGGAAGACATGATCCCTGAGCATAAGAAGGCTTACCTCAAGGCTGTAGGCCTGACGGAGGAGAAGATTATGGAGATCGAGGAAGTTTCACGCCAGAAGGCTTTGCGAGCTGAGGCTGACGGCCTGGAGTTCAAGGAGACGGAACCGGAAGCCGCCGCACCCGTTGAGGCTACGCCCGCCCAGGAGTACCCGACGCGGCAAGAAGTCGCCGAGGCCCTGGAAGGCATGGTGCACAGCTTCGAGGAGGCTATTGCCGGACTGACCAAAGAGATTAACTCGCTCAAAGAGTCAGAAGAGGCCCGTATTGCCGAGAAGGCCGCCAATATCCCGCGTGCTTCACTGGCGGAATTGATCAGCCAGCGGGTCATCGGCAGCAAGGAAGCCCAGGTGGACGGACGTTCGGAGTTAGCCAAGAACGGCCCCGAAGAGACGAAGGCGGGACGCGGTTTGTTTTTCGATCAATGGACACACTAACCGAGTGAGAAAGCATAAGGAGGATTCAAATGAGTGACGAAGTACTCAAGCAGATTGCGGACACTATGGCGCAACAGACCGCGCTTCTAAGTGCCATGCAAGAGAAGGAGCTGCACACCAAAGCTCCGGCCAACTACAACACCGCAACGATGTTGCATGGCAATGCCGGTATTTTTGGTGTGCCTGGCATTGACCGCGATGTGATCACGGCCCACGTGCGACCCTATGGCCTGGCCTCGGCCTTGCCGATGATCCCAACGCGCTACGAAAGCCCGCGCTATGCTACCTTGACCGGCTATACTGACGTGGTAGGCAGCGAGCCAACGTACCCCTGCGAAGATGCACCCGCCGGTTACGTCAAGGGCTGTAACCTGACGGCGCAGTTTGGGCGTGTGGCCCGCCAGACGCAGACCATCGAGATCGACAAGGTGATCTTGCAGCGCAATCGCGGCGACATGACCGATCTGGTCTTGCGTGGTGCGGTACTTGACCCCACTTCGCCTTTCCATCCTGCCGACCTATCGGATATGGACATCCTGAATCTGGTTGTGAAGTCGGAGATGGTGGGCGTGGGCGTCCAGATGGAGCGCCGCTTGAACACCATGATGTGGCAGGGTACACCTACTAGTAACACGGCTGGCGGCGGCTACAAGGAGTTCCCCGGCCTGGATCTGCAAATCGCCACCGGTCAAAAAGACGCCGATACCGGGACGACCTGCCCCGCGCTGGATAGCGACGTGAAAGACTTCAACTACTCGTTGGTTGACGGGTCAGACAAGGACATCGTGGAGTACATGAGTATGGTGGAGTTTTATCTCCGCAACAACGCCATGCGCATGGGCCTGATGCCCGCGTCTTGGGTGTGGGTGATGCGGCCTGAGTTGTGGTTCGAGCTGTCCGCCGTGTGGCCTTGCCGCTACAATACCAACAAGTGCAACGTCATCGACACCGCCGGTATCGATACCGTCCCGATGTACGACGCGGCAGATGGTACTCGCACCCGCGACGCGATGCGTAACGGCATGTACATTGACGTCAATGGCAACCGTTACCCCGTGGTGGTCGATGATGGGATCTATGAGCACAATAACATCAACAACGCCCATCTTGCCGCCGGGGAGTATGCTTCCAGTGTCTACATGGTACCCATGACCATTACGGGTAACTTCCGCGTGGCCTACATGGAATACCTCGACTACCGCGCCGCGATGCCCGAAATCGCCCTGTTGCGTGGTAAGGAGATGTTCTGGACTGACGACGGTCGCTTCATGTGGGCTATGGACGACAACAAGTTCTGCTTCACTCTGACCGCCAAGACGGAGCCGCGTGTGATCTTGCGCACCCCGCAGCTTGCCGGGAAGATTCAGAACGTGAAGTACACCCCGCTTCAGCACATGCGGTCTTCTGACCCGGATTCTGAGTACTTCAAGGACGGTGGTGTGAGTCTGCGTAGCGCGTCTACCCTGTACGCCGCATGGCGGCAGTAGTAGCGTAGCTGCTCCTTTCCTGTGCCGGGTGGGGGTCGGGTGCATCTGGCCCCCACCACAGGCACAAGAGAGGTAATTGGTAAACAGGAAAGGCACAGGAAAGACGATGGACTGGAATGGGCAAAAAGTGGTAGTGACAGGCGGGGCCGGTTTCATTGGCTCGCACCTGGTAGAGTTGTTGGTCGAGCGCGGCGCGGACGTTATGGTTATCGATAATCTGAGCCGCGGGAATCTGGATAACTTGCGGGCGGTCGCGCGTGACATCACCTTAGCCAAGATCGACTTGGAGAACCGCGTCCCGACATTTGACCGTGACGCCGTGGTATTTCACTTGGCGGCCAAGGTGGCGGGGATTCAATACAACCGTACTCATCAACTCGATATGCTAAACTCAAATATGCGGATCAATAATCACGTACTCAGAGCGGCGGAAGCCTTCCCGCCCAAGCTGTTAGTCGTGGCGTCTACCGCGTGTGTTTATGGGCACGATGCGCCCGTCCCGACGCCGGAAAGCGCCGCCAATGGGGACATCGAGCCGACCAACTACGGATACGGCCTGGCGAAATGGGTCATGGAGAAGCAAGCGACATTCCTACATCAAGAGCAGGGAATACCCGTGGCTATCCCGCGATTTTTCAATGCTATCGGCACACGGGATTACTACGACGAAACCGCGCACGTTGTCCCAGCACTCATCAAGCGCGCCGTGGATGGGGAGAATCCCTTTGTTGTGTGGGGTACGGGGAAGCAAACGCGTACTTTTGTTGACGCCGCCGATATTGCGAAGGCGCTGGTACTTCTGGCGGAATGCGAAGCGGCCCACGATGCGCAGCCGGTCAATATTAGCAGTTCAGTGGAAAGTAGCGGAGCAATTAGCACGATAAGCATTGACGAATTAGCAGGGAAGATTCTGTGGCTATGTGGGTATGGATATACCGAGATCGAGCATGACCTCACGAAACCAGACGGCCACAGCGAACGCCGGGCAGATGTAACCCGCTTACGTGAGCTTGTGGGCTGGATTCCTGACACGCCGCTTATTGAAACGCTCGATGACATGATCAAGGATTACCGAGGCTGCCATGCTCAAACATGCTAGGATCGTAGTTCCTACCTGTGACAAGTACCTTCCGGCACTCAGGATATTCTTGCACCAACTGCGGAAATACTACCAGCCGACACCGGAGGTAATTGTGGGCGGGTTCTCTGAGCCAGACTTTGACTTGGGGCCGGGCGTGGAGTTTATGAGCCTGGGCCGCATGGAAGATTACCCGGTTGCGCGCTGGTCGGAGCAATTGGCGCAAATCCTGACCGCGATCCCTGACGACGTAGTGCATATTGCCCTAGAAGACTACTGGCTGACGCGGCCTGTCAATGCCGATGCGGTGGACATCCTCTATCGCTATATGTTGCAATTCGAGTACGTGGCGAAAATCGACCTATGCACCGACCGGCTCTATGCTTACGGGGCAGATTTGAACTATGACACCGTGAGCTACCTTGACTTGATCAAGTCTATGCCGGGCAGCCCCTACCACCTGTCACTCTATTGGGGGCTGTGGCGTAAAGAGCACCTACTGAGGAACATCGAGCCGGGCTGGACTCCCTGGGATGTAGAGATTAACGGCACGCAACACCTGAGCCATGATCAAAACGTCATCGTTCTGGGAACCCGTAACTACCCGCTCCGGCTCTGTTTGGGCCTGCGGGGCGGTGATAGTTCCTCCATTGTGGCAGAAGGCATGAAGCCAGAGGACATGGCAGAACTACGGGAATTGGGCTACCTGAAAGCGTGGGAGAAATAGCATGATCGGTGTGGGGACGTGGGAACCGACAGAGAAGACGTGGCAACTGTTGAAGCAAGTCCTGGATAGCGGGCGGATTAGTTACGGCCCGCTATGCAAGGAACTGGAAGCGCGTTTTGCCAAACTCCACGGTTGCAAATATGCCGTGCTCTCCAACAGCGGTACCGACGCCCTGCGGGTAGCCCTCCAGGCGCTAAAAGAGCACTACGGCTGGCAAAATGGTGATGAGGTCATTGTCCCGGCGGTGACGTTTGTCGCCACGGTCAACATTGTCATTCAGTGCGGTATGACGCCGGTCTTGGTGGATATCGATCCTGTTTACTACGAGCTTGACCCTGAGAAGATCGTGGCTGCTATCACGCCTCACACCCGCGCTATTATCCCGGTGCATCTATTCGGGCAGCCGTGCGATATGACCGCCATCATGCAGATAGCCCAAGCGCATGACTTGCGGGTGCTGGAAGATTCCTGCGAGTGCATGTTTGCCACCCACGCCGGACAAAGTACGGGGAGCTTCGGGGATGTGGCAGGCTTTAGCATGTACGTAGCGCACCTCTTGACGGCGGGTATCGGGGGCATTAGCACCACGAATGACCCCACCTTGGCAGCGCGGATGCGTTCATTGATCAATCACGGGCGCGACGGGATCTATATCAGCATTGACGATAACAAGGCGGAACTCGAACAGATTAGCCGCCGCTTCCACTTCGAGAGCATCGGGTACAGCGCCCGCATTACAGAATTAGAGGCCGCCGTAGCCTTGCCGCAACTGGACACCTGGCCGGAGATGATAGCTACCCGCCAGATGAACGCGGCCTATTTGACATTAGGCTTGGAGCAAGTGGCAGATGTATTGCAACTCCCGACAATCAGACCGCAAACGGAGCACGTCTTTATGATGTACCCGCTGGTACTGAAACAGGGGGATAAGTTCGCGCTATGCCAATACCTGGAAGAACACGGTGTAGAAACACGGGAAATGCTCCCACTCACTAACCAGCCTGCATATAGCACATGGTGCAACGAGGACGACTATCCCGTGGCTAAGTGGATCAATCAGCAAGGCTTTTACGTGGGTTGCCATCAAGGGCTTAAAGTTGAAGATTTAGACCAGATAATTGACGCGCTCTATTCTTGGGTAAAAACGAAAGGATTATAACATGCCACATTATGACGTGACACCACCAGAAGGCAGACCGGCAACGCAGATCAAGCCGCTGGGGGAATTGTACGACAAATACCTCGGCTATAAAACAGATGGCTACTTTGTAGAGGTCGGGGCCTTCGATGGCGTCAATTGGAGCAATACCTACCCGTTAGCCCGCATTGGCTGGAGGGGACTGCTTGTCGAGCCGCAGCCCGAATACGTCAAGCTGTGTCGTGAGGCACACGCCCAACACCCCGGCATTAAGGTCTTGCAGTGCGCTATCGGGGATCACGAAGGCACAGCGGAACTCTATACCGGTGGCTCCATCTCCACGATCGTGCCGGAGATGGTAGACACCTACAATGCTACCTCCTGGGGGAAGTTTGCCGGGCTACGGCATGATAAAAGCATCACCGTCAAATTGCACACGCTGGACAACGCCCTGACTAACACCGGGGCGGACGCGGGCTTTGACGTGTTAGTGATTGACATCGAAGGGGCGGAGCTGGAAGCGCTGGCCGGCTTCTCGATTGACAAATGGCGGCCCCGTATGGTGCTTATCGAGGCGCATGAATTGCACCCTGACAAAGCTTTAAGCAAGAACGCCGCGGCCATCAATGCCTACTTCGCAAAGGCGAGTTATGAGCGGGTACATGTCGATGAGATCAATTCTGTATTTGTGCGCAAGGCAGAAGCGGCAGTCACGCCGGAGCCAGTTAAGGCAGAAAAGGCCGCCAAACGCCGCACTAAGTAGCGGCGCGTCATGCACGACACACGGCCTTAAAACAAGAGAGGTGAAATGATGACAGCACAGGAAATAGAGCAACTGCAACAAGAGAACGCACTACTAAAGCGCGCCAATGAAGGCTTGGCCCAGGCGCTGGGGGCTTCCCTGGCCCTACTGAGTCTTATCGTAAAGGTGCATAATTGGTACGAATTTGAGCTTAAGCGACAGCAAGTACTGGCGACTTTGGGGCAAACGTTGAAGGCGATGGAAGAGCGGCCAAGTATACCGACGGTGGAGGCGGCATGAGCAAACTGCGGGTATGGATGGAGCCGCTGTTAAGCCGCTTTGCCAAGAACGACGAGTTGGGGATTCGCCGCGTAGCCGAGGCGTACTATAAGTACTTGCCGGAGTTCGATATAGAATTTGTGGGGCCGTCTGATAGCTGTGACGTCAAAGCGATTCACGCCGGGATGGCGGGGCCAGAGTGTGACGTCAGTCACCTGCACGGCCTATACTGGACTGCGGATTACCCCGCGCAATCCTGGGAATGGAAAGCCAACCGCAACGTAATCCAGACGCTCTACTATGCCAAGCAAGTCACCGTACCGAGCGCCTGGGTAGCCGAGACGCTACAAAGAGATATGCGCTTTACGCCGCATGTGGTCGGGCATGGTATCGACTGGCAAGCCTGGCAGCACCAGGATGGCTACCAAAAGTACGTACTGTGGAATAAGAACCGCTCGGCGGATGTGTGCTCCCCGGAGCCAGTATCGCGCCTAGCTGAACGCTTCCCGGATATTAACTTTGTCGCTACTTTCGCCAGTAACGGCGCGCCGCAGAATGTCCAGACAACCGGCGTCATGCCGCACCCGCAAATGAAGCACCTGATCCAACAAGCGGGTGTGTATCTGGCTACCACCAAAGAAACCTTTGGCATTGGAACTCTGGAAGCGATGGCCTCCGGTGTGCCGGTGCTTGGCTTCCGCTGGGGTGGCACGGCGGAACTCGTACAGCACGGCGTTAATGGGTATCTGGCGGATCCATTGGATTACGACGACTTAGCCGAGGGCCTGGCCTACTGCATACAGTACCGTGACACCCTGGGCCAGAACGGCGCACTGTTAGCCCGGCGGTATAGCTGGCGGGAAGTCGCTGCGCAACTGGCAGATATTTACCGCCTCGCTGCCGTCACTGAGCCGCCTACGGTTAGCATCATTATCCCGGTTTACAACAAATCCGAAGCGGCGTTATTGCGGGCGGTCAAAAGTGCGCTCTCTCAGACCTACGACAAGCTCACCCGTATCATCGTTATAGATGACGGGTCAACCAACGGCGTGAATTACGAGAAAGCCTTACGTGAGTTACACGACAGCCGCGTGACCTACCAGAAGAAGCACAATGGCGGGGTGGCCGAGGCGCGTAACTTCGGGATAGGACTTACCGATACGAAATATATTTGCTGCCTGGATGCTGACGACGCCATAGAACCGGCGTTCATTGAAACATGTGTCAAGGCGCTGGAAAAAGACCACACGTTGGGGATTGCTTATACCGCCCTCAAATGGGTGAAACCTGACGGCTCCGAGGGCATAAGCGCCTGGCCGGGGGAGTATGACTACAATGAGCAGCTCAAGCGCAAGAATCAAGTCCCCTGCTGCTGTGTCTACAAGCGGGAGATGTGGTCACGTTTAGGGGGCTACAAGGGGCGCTATTGTCCACGTGGGGCGGGGACTGAGGATGCTGAGTTTTGGACCCGTGCCGGGGCCTACGGTTACCGCGCCGAGCGTGTCACCGCCGAGCCGCTCTTTGTCTATTCCTGGCAGAATCCAGAAAGCACCACGCGACAAGAGGGCTACTACGAGGTAGACTGGCTGGCGTGGCATCCCTGGGTAAACGACGGATTACACCCGCTGGCCTCAGTTGCCACGCCGTCACGCTTTGCGCATCCTGTGCGGGAATATGACCAACCGGAAATAAGCGTGATTATCCCCGTAGGGCCGGGGCATGAAACACATGTCAGGTCGGCACTCGATAGCCTGGAAGCGCAGACCTTCCGCAATTGGGAGGTCATCGTGGTCTATGACGGGGCACGGGTGGATAGTTTTACGGCTACTGCCTACCCCTATGTGCACCTCATCGCCCTAGATGAGAACCACGGGGCCGGATATGCCCGCAACCGGGGAGCAGAGAAGGCCCGCGCCAAGCTCTTGCTGTTCTTGGACGCCGATGACATCCTGCTTCCGGGGGCCTTGCGGGCTATGCTGGATGCCTGGGACGTGACACAGAATGCCGTGTATACCGACCACCTGGGGGCGGCAATCATTGACGATATTTCGGCACTCACTGAGGGCGAGCGGGGCAACGTCACCTTCTGGGATAACAAGACGGGCGAAATTCTGTTCAAGCGGCGGGCGCTGGATTTTGATTGTGACCGCGCCGCTCTACAACCCGACACTAAAGCGCCGTACATTTGGTGCAACATCACCACGCTACACCCGCGTAAATGGTGGAAAGAACTCGGCGGCTTCGATGAAAAGATGCCCTCCTGGGAGGATTGGGACTACTGGCTTAGGATGGCCTGGGCGGGGCATTGCTTTACCCGTGTCACTGAGCCGCTTATGACCTACCGCTATTACACCGGAGAGCGGCGACAGTGGGCCTGCCCGGATACCGAAGAGGGCCTACAGAATGCTCAGCAGCTTTTTGCGTACATCACCGAGAAACGGGAAGGGAGTGACATTATGTGTGGAAGTTGCGGAAAACGTGCAGCGCAGAATTTGCGGACTATGCCCGCCCCCAGCGCAGTGAGCGCCACGGCGTCTTATGCCGTGAACGGGGCGATAGATCAGAATGACGAGAACTACATCCTTATTGAGTACATGAGCGGCAACATCGGGCAGGTGCCCGTAGTCGGAGCCGACACGCGGCAAAAATACGGCTATCGTTCGCACGGCGAGCGGTTCCTAGTGCATCGCTTTGACATTGAACGCCAGCCGGATTTATTCATTCCGGTGATTCTGCGCAAGCCCGCCGAACACGAAGCCGAGCCGGAAGTCAAGGCCGAGACACCCGCGCCGCATTACATCGACGTGGGGGCCATTACCTTCACCGAGAACCCGGCACCTAAACGCACAAGAGCCAGCCGTCAGGCGGCTGCTATTTGAATATGGACAAGATAAAGTTACTTGACCTTGTAATCCTGGCGTTGGCTACCTGGCGTATGTCACACCTGCTCACCTTTGAGGACGGGCCGTGGCATCTATTCGAGCGCCTGCGTTATCTATCTGGGGTGCGCTATGACGCCGCAAGTCACGAGATTGCCACTACACATTTAGCCGAGGGTGTGCTGTGCACGTGGTGTAATAGCGTCTGGTTTGGGATGCTATGGGGGGCGCTGTACGCCATGACGCCGGGGGCTATTTACGCCGCATTACCCCTTGCGTTGTCGGCGCTCTCGATTGCCATACAGGAGCTATGTGAAGATGAGTGACCCGATAGAGAAAGCCAAAGAGATCATCGAAGAGTTTAAGCACTTCGGGCCTGGGCCACACAAGGGCACCGGTACACCACAGAGTGTACACGCCGGCTTCAAGAAGCTGGGGGGTTCCGGGGTGCTGGCGGCTGTCGGCGGCATGGAACGCACGCAAGCGCGGGAGTATGTGGCGAGATTACGGGCGGCGAATCCAAAGAAGCAAGAGGAACCGAAACCAACAGTGCCGAGCGGAAACGGAAATTACGGCAATGATGGCACGGCTACCGAGAAGCAAGTGGATTTTGCCAAGAAGTTAGTTAGTGACGCCGCCGTTGGCTGGGATGATGTATATGGAAAAATACCAGGGGATGTAGACGCCGAAACGCGCGTATATCTTACTGCAAGAAAAGCGTCTGACGTGATACGCAATGCGATAAGTCCAACCGGATTAGGTAGAATGGACAGAGATACACGGACGGAGGTCGGTAAAGTTCTACATCAATCAGCGCAGCAATGGCTTTCGTCTGTTGACCCTCGGACTATGAGTAAGGCTGGAATATCAAAGTTTATAGATGCCGTCAAGAGTTCGGGTGTTGCGGCTTTTGTGGGCGCTCATACTGACGGCTCGAATAATCAAATAGTCAATCTGATTAATAACCTTGTGGGTAAAAGGATATTTTATATCAGGACTGATAGTGACGGTGACGAATTCACAAGGATAAACGATGCCTACATGCAACCGTAACAGGAGGCTATCATGCCGGATGTAGAACCACTACCCTATACGCTTTTACCCTTAGCGACTTACGCGCGGGTGATGGGTATCAATCCTGTCACTTTTGCAGGCGCTACCGCCGTGACGGTTTTCCCTGTCACTAACTCTTGTGCTGACATCTGGCCGCGTCATGCCTGGCAACATGCCGACATCGTGAGCCGGGAAGAATTAGCCTATGAAATCGCCAATGTAGAACACGAGATAGCACAGGTGGCGGGCTACTACCCCGCACCTAACTGGACTGTCAAGGAGTCGCATCCCTGGCCCAAGTACCACCGGAACGATAACCTGTACTCGCTTTCTTACGGCTATAAGACCAAGCAACTGGATCATGGGAAGCTCATTCGACAAGGCCGCCGTGCCGTGACTTTGATCGATGATGACGTTGCCGTGGTATACAGTGACCCGGACGGAGACGGTTTCTTGGAACTGGCGACCGTGACCGTGGCCGGAACGACGTTAACTCAGGCCGACGCGCAAAAGATCGGCGTGTACTTCATCGATGAGGACGGGGCGCAAGAGTGGCAAGTTAGACCCCTGAAGAGCGTCGCGATTACGGCGGGGACGTTGGTAATCACGCTTGATTCCTGGCTCTTGATTGACCCCGATATTGACGGGGCCTATCCCACCGATACTGGGTACAGCGCCACGAATATCAGTACCATCACCAACTTTGTGCGGCTGGTAGACGTTTATTCGGAGGATGTAAGCACCACCGAATACAGCACCGTGTTTTATTGGGAGCCGTTGAACGTGGGAGCCTGCGATCTGGAATTGCAAACGCAGAATGGCGGCTTTACCGTCAATGATCCCGACTTGGGGATTATCACCCCCGCGCCGGCTACCCTGACCGCCGGGGATTATGCCGTTTCATGTTGGGCGCAGTGCATCGAGCCATCACGCTTTGAGGTGTGGTATCAATCCGGCGATAGGTCACGGCAATACGTGAATGGGACGGCGTTGGAACCCATGAGCAATTGGTGGGCGCAAATCATCGCCTGGATGGCAACGGCAAGATTAGAGCGCCCGGCGTGTTCCTGTGGAAACCTGACTGCGTTGACTACCTGGCTACAAGAGGACTTGTCACGCATCGGCAGCGAAACCAGCTACCAAGGGCGTGACGATGTGTTAAATTGCCCGTTCGGTACACGGCGCGGTGAGGTGAAAGCCTGGGAGAAGATCAGGCGGGTAAGTGAGCAAATTATACAAGGGGCGGCGCTATGAAACAACTGCATTACATCGATAACTCAGGGAGGGCGCATGTTTCCATCGTCAGGCAGCAAGACGATGATCCGCGCATCGGCATACCGTTGGAACCGCCGGACGTGGGGTGTATCGATTGGGAGGGTGTCAAGACTGACCTGCATAACGAATTAACGGTCAGGGGGATTAGAACGCTTAACGACGTTCGATCAAACGGCAATGGGTTTACGGGCGCTATTCTGGGCGCGCTTAAAAATAGATTGATAGCACTCTATCGAGAGGAAGAGGAGGACAAGAAACAATGACCAGTAATCCAGCACAAACCGGTTACTCGCGCGTTTTCATGATTGCGGGACGCGCACGGCCTGACCACATCCCGTCTTACCAGGCCATGACGAAGGCCGGGGCGGTGTCTCAAGCGTTTGGTGACGTGACCAAAATTGAGGCTCCCGACCCGGACAACTACGGTGCGTTTATCGAAGTAGGCCGCATTAAGGGCGCTACCGAACGGGCCACCGTACAGCTTATGGGACGCTACGCCAGCGACACGGCCAGCGAACTCCTGGAGCTGGCGCGCAATGGCTGCGCCGCTGACGTGCAGGTGCATTTCGGCGCGTGCTCTGACCCGCGCAGCTTCGACACGTTCACCAAGGCCTTGATCCTGGAGGACGCCCTGATCACCAATTACGGCACTGAGGATCTGGGTGCGCTGGGTAGTGACGAGCAAGCCAAGATTGACGAAACGGTGGACATTAGCGCCAAAGACATCTATGAGGTGCTGCCGCTCACGTTTGCCGAGCGGGCGGGGACTATCGTTACCAATGAAGTCCTTGACGGCGTCATCTGCGATACGAAGTCCTGTGGAGACTGCGAAGACGAATCCAGCGGCTGTGAGAAAATCTATACCATCACCAAGGCCGCCGGTGGTTCTGCGGGTACGCCGCCCGACTTGGTCTACTCCCTGGATGGTGGGGCCAACTGGTACGCCCATGACATCGACACCCTGGCAGCCGCCGAAGATCCCAACGCCATTGCCTGCTTGGGGGATTATCTGGTTGTGGTCAGTGAAGATAGCGGGTCTTTGCACTACGTGCTTAAATCCACTGTTACCGCTACCGATGATCCTGCCTGGACTGAGGTCTCCACGGGCCTTGTTGCCCTCAAGGGGCCGCTGGCAATGGACTCCACCGGGAACTATGCGTTCATCGTCGGGGAAGGCGGCTACATCTACGGCACCAGCGACCCGACCGCTGGCGTGACGGTGCTCGATGCGGGTGTGGCGACAGTGGACGACCTACTGGACGTTCACGCGCTCTCGGATACTTTCGCGGTGGCGGTGGGTAACAACGGCGCTATCGTCAAGACTGAGAACGGCAGTACCTGGACACTCATCACCGCGCCGACCGGGGCCGGGATTCACTATAACGCGATCTGGGTTAAGTCCGAGCGTGAATGGTGGATCGGGACAAACACCGGCTTGCTGTACTACACGCTCGACGGTGGGGATAACTTCGCCTTGCGCTCTTTCCCTGGAAGCGGTGCCGGGGCCATCCATGACATCAAGTTTGCGACCAACAGCGTGGGCTACCTGAGCCATGCTACCGCCGCACCGCTGGGGCGCATTCTGCGCACGTTCAACGGCGGGCAGTCCTGGGTGGTGTTGCCGGAAGGTATCGGCAGCTTGCCCGTGAATGACCGCTTTAACTTCGTGGCACCATGCACCTATGATGCCAACTTCATTGTCGCCGGTGGGCTGGCCGATAACGCCGCCGACGGCATCATCGTGGTAGGGGAGGACTAAGAGAAATGTCAAATCCTGCTGTTGACGCGAAGCGCGCTCAACTCGACAGCCAGGACGGGACAATGACGATGGGGAGCGGCGTGAAAGCGCGTCTGCTTCCCATCGCCACCGGACTGTATGACGAAATTGCACTTCGTATCCCACAACCAGAAGTTCCGCAGTACATGAATGAGGAAAAGGGCCGGATGGAGGAAAACCCCAACGACCCCGCCTATCTCCGGGCGCTACAAGAACGCGCCCAGGCTATCGCGGCGAATCTCATTGACGCCATGCTGTTGTTTGGGGTAGAGCTTACCGAGCCGATCCCCAATACCGGCTGGGAAAAGAAGTTAGAGTTTGTCGGCGTTAAGATCGGCAGCGATCCCGTAGAACGGGAACTTGCCTACAAGAAGTACATCGCCGTCACCCGTTCGGACTTAGAGCGTATTGGTAGACTGACCCGCATGACTGAGGAGGATGTCCAGCGCATGGCGGCCAGTTTTCCAGGTAAGGCGGAACGGGCTTGACATTGCCGACGCGGGAGTGCGTGGGGCCATTAGTACCGGCATCACGTACTCCCAGGAGTTTGAAGGTTTCGAGGCCTGCGTGGCCGCGGGCCTAAATATCGAGCGTTGGGCCACTGGGGATTATCCGATCCCCTTCATGGCGAAAATCGTGGCGTGGTATCGATTGCATAATCTAATCGAGATCCACAAAGCCGACGCCGTAAACCGGAAGCAGAGGAAAAAGTAAATGGCGGCTTTTGAACCGATAGGCGTAGAAGCTGTAATCAAGGGCCTGGGCACATTCACCTCTGGCCTGTCTTCCATGCAGAAGAGCGTTGACGGCATGGCGGGCCAGAGCAAGAAGGCCAGCGGGGACGTAACACTACTTGGTGTGGCGATTGCTTCCGGTCTCGGTGCGGCGGTAGGCGGTGCGGTAATTTCTGGTATCTCCAAGTTAGCCTCCGGAGCGCTTAACGTGGGCAAGAACGCCGTAGGGGCCGCCGCCGAACTGCAAAACATGACGATAGCCTTGGAGGGCCTGGCGGCAAAGGAGGCTGTCAGTACCGGGCAAGCGGATAACTTACAAGAGGCCATGAAGAACATCGGGCCGGTAGCGGAAGACCTACTCGGCAAGATTCGGGATATTTCCGTTATCTCGCCCTTTGAGTATGAGGACGTCGTTAAGACCTTCCGGCTCAACATGGCTTTCGGGGCTACCTCTGACACGGCCTTGGGTTTGACTTCGGCTATCCTGGACATGGCCGCCGCGATGGGCCTAAGCGGGGCACACCTGGAGCGCATCGCCTACAACTTCGGGCAGATGAACACAGTCGGCAAGGTCACTATGCGGGACGTGCGCGACTTAGCTTTGGCAGGTGTAGACCTGACTGCCGTACTCAAAGACCAACTCGGCATGAGTATTGAGGAAGTGAACAGCGCCCTGGCGTCTTCTAAGATCACGATGGAAGATGTTAGTACGGCTTTCATTCAATATGCCAATGAGAATTTCGGCGGGGCTTCCGCCCGCATGTCACAAACCTTCACCGGCCTACAATCATCGCTAAAAGACCTGTTCTTTTTCGCCTCTGCCGATCTATTGACGCCCGCGCTTGAACAAGTAACCTACAAAATGCAAGAGATGTTTGTGGGCGTAAATGAGTTTGTGCAGAGCGGGGCTGTAAAAGAGATCGGGGCTGACCTGGGCGATATGGCGGGTGCGCTTATGAGCATCCCGCCGGAAGTGCTAATGACCGCCGCCGAACTGGCCGGGCTGGGCGTGGCAACCATCGGCGTTACGCAAGCAATGGCTACGTTGTCCCCGATGATGGCGGCGCTGCCCGCTGTACTCTCTCAGGCCGTCGTAGGTTTCCAGTTATATCAGGGCGGGGCGTCATTGGCTCAGGTGGCAACGTTGGGCCTTAACGCGGCCTTGATTCCGCTCGCCGCTGGCTTTGCCGCGTTGGTGGCGGTGCTCTATGCGGCCAATAAGGCCATCGCCCTAAATAATCAGGTAACGAAAGAAACCGCCGAGGTATCGGGCGAGTGGAATGCCTGGCTAAAAGAGCAAGTCACGACACAAACCAGCGCCACGGCGATAGCCGAGGCTTACGGACAGAAACAGACCGAGCTTAATGGCTACTTAGAAGAGGGCGGCCTGGCAGCGGATTTACTCATCGATAAGGAGAAGGTGCTTAACGCCACCGCGGAAGACCTGAGTCAGGCAGTGCTTGATGCTTCGAGTAGTTATGCGGATTACATCGATGCGGCCAACCAGGTCAATAATGCAAATGTCGTCACGGTAGAGCGCTATGAGTACATCGGCAGGGCGGCGCGCAAGGTATCCGAGACGATACAGCAAGACCTTGTACCGGCGCTCTCGGAAGGCGAGTACATGCTCTTGAAGACCGGGCGCGCCTCGGAGATTGAAGCGAAGTCCTTAGAGGAAATGGCCGCCAGTAGTGAGGAAGCCGCCAATGCTGCCGGGGCCGTTGCGCTCAACGTTGCCAACCTACAACAAGAGGTCGATGGGGCTGACGAAGTAATAGGCCGCCTGACGGGTAGTTTGGGCGGCTTCTCTAATGCGGCTGAGGCCAGTGATGCCGTAGAGCGTCAACTTAACGTCACCCTCGGCACGACTGACGCCATGCTGTACGCCCAAGACGACGCGCTGAAACTCCTGGCGTTGGCCTTCGATCAAGGGCGGCTGACCCAAGAACAATTTGCGGCGGCGGGCTTGCAGGTGCTGCAAATTACTGATACCAGCGCGGTAGGGTATGAGCAACTGCGCTCGGTGGTAGATACTGCCACTGGGGGCATGGTCAACCTAAGCGGAGCCACAGAAGAGCTACCAGCGAAACTACAAGCGGCAGCACTGGCAGCGGATCAATTAGCGACCTCACAAGAAGAGATGGCAGCACAAGCGCAAAAAGCCTGGGAGTCTTTCGCCGGGTCAGTGGCTACCGGAGTAGAGCAGGCTGTCACCGCGTATCAGAGCGGGAATGAAACCATGTTAGCGGAACAGCAAGCCTACATTGCAGAACTGCTGTGGAATCAGACTAACACCATGCTGGCGATGGGGCAGATCACCACCGATCAAGCGATGCTGATGCAATCCGCCCTGGCGTCACAGTACGGCGTGATGGTCAATGACTCGCAATTGGCTACCGATCAAATCTTGCTCATGTTCTCTGATTGGGCGGCGGGCGGGGCTACAACCTCAGAGGAAATAGTCGGCTTCCTGGGAAATATCGGACAGAAAGCTACCGAGATGGGCGACCAACAGGCGGCGGCGATTGATACGCAGTTGACCAAGTTTGAGGAACTGCGTAACGCCGCCGCGACCACCTCGGAGTCATTGGGGTCTTCGATTAATGGGGCCATCTCGAAAATGGACGCGCTTGAAGGCGGGACGGTTCGCAGCGTAAGCAACCAGACCGCGCAATGGGCCGGGCTGGGAACTACTGCCGCCACCGCCGCCAATGGACAAGCGCTCTCTGCTGATACGCAGATCACGAAGTGGGCCGAACTTGACGCCGCTGTATTGGCCGACTCTACCAATATCAACACTTCACAGGCGGCTATTATCACTAAGGCCACAGAGCTACAGACCACTACCCAGACCGCCGCGACTGATGAGATAGCGCAATGGACGGCGCTTTCTGAGAGCGTGGCTACTAATAGCCAGTCTATCACAGCATCAATTGACAGCGTATCTGAGGGCATGAACAGTATGCAGTCACGCACTACAAGCGCGGCCTCCGGGATGACTTCAGCTATTGCAACTATGAGTGCTACGGTCATAGAAGACCTTGATGAAGTGTTGGGCTTTGTGAACAAGCTGGCAAAAGCGATAGACAAGTTACCCGACGAGAAGATCATTAGGATTATCGTGAAATACAGCGGGCCCGAGGGCTTTAACTTCGGTTCCCCGGACTTCATCTTCTATCACGCCTATGAGCATCTGCTTGATTTGGTAGAAAATAATCCCGTCCCGATAACGGTAACCGAAACCGGTACGACTGAAGCGGCGCTAGCCGATGTGTCTTCGGCGGCTTCTACTTCTGCCCAGGTAGCCGCGCAAATCACCGCTACATCTGCGGCGGTACAAGCTCCGCCAATCATGCACAATGCCACGATCAATATGGGCGGACAGACGATCAATAACGGTATGGATGTGGCGGCCCTGCAAATCATGATCCGGCAAGCTGTCGCCCAGGCGCTATGATGATTACCCATTTGGAAAGGGGCTAATATCTACGATATGTGCACTGCAACCTTGAAAATAACCGATGGTACCACGACTGTTAACCTGCTTGACCCTGATTCGGGTATCTTGTTAGATTCCTGGATTCCCGCGCTCCCCGGCTGGAAAAGTGGCGGGATCTATACCAATAACCAGCTTGCGGAAGGCCGCATCCTGCAAGACGCCCACCGCGATAACATCACCGAGAGCATGACGCTCAACGTGCGCAATACTTCGATGGATGCCGTAATCCGCGACTCGCAGAACTTGCGCCGCCTGTTAGAGAAAGCGGTGCAATACTGGACTACCAATTGGCAGAATGACCCCGTGTGGATTGAAGCGAAGGGTAAAGAAGAAAGCAATACCCGCTATGCTGTGATCGTCAATTACGCCACACCCTCAGACGTGAACCCCTACGCGCAACCCTTCGCCGCCACGCGGCTGTCGCCCTACCTGATGAACGGCTTGGCGTTGGTATTAGAGCACCAACCCTGGACTGGAAACGAGCCAGGGACGGGAACGGCGGTGGAGCTTTCGGCAGTAGAAGCATTTGATGGACGTAATCTTGGAAATGTAGATTCGGCAGGAGTTAGGGATCCGACTGCGGATGACGAAGTATTTGTTAGGAATACTAGGATAACTGCAAATTTGACAGATATTTATATAGATGATGGCGGAGTGTTTTCTGCGAATTTACTTAATGCAGCATTACCTTATGCTTTATTACCAGCCGTACCGGCGGTTAATGATGCCGTGTACTTCGGGATAGATAGCACGGTAGCAAATTCCGGGCCATTAGGAAATCTTGTCTTTGATATTGGAACAGGGGGATTGGGATATACATCAACATGGGAATACTGGAATGGGGCAGCTTGGACGGCTATTACTCCAAGAGATAATACAAATGGCGGCTCTAGGGCATTTGAATTAACGGGCGTCAATCTGGTAACTCTGAGTTCTACCACAAATACAACGGCAGTTAATGGTATTACGGCTTATTGGGTAAGGTTACGAGTAACTGGTATTCCTGGAGCACTAACAGCACCCACGCAACAAAACAGAAATGTTTATAGTGTAATATGGCCTTATACAGAAGCGGACTCTGTCGCCGGGGACATCGAGGCATTAGGGAAACATATTCTGACAAACGTTTCGAAAGGCACTTCTACTCTTTATGATGTTGACCGCCTCCTTGTTGGGATAAGAAGTGTTGACAGAGGGGAAAACTTTAGCGCATATCTAAACGCAGCAGATGAGCAGAACCCGCTTGGAGTTGTGTGTACCGCGGTGGGTTCAACTGCATTCGCAGACAATACAGTTTCCCCGACTGGCAGAGCGGCGCAATACAACCCCGCTGGCGCTCTGCCATTTCAGGACTCTTTGTATTTTACTATTTCTAATCCTTACACCTCGGAATACTCAGGAAAGTACAAAGCATTTCTTAGATGTGGACAAATAGCAGGAACTGTTGGCGATATTTCAGTGAGGATACAAATACGTTATGGGACAATTTCGTATACGTTTTTCACTGGAGAATCTGCAACTATAACAGCTAGGTTTGGTGCTGGATCGACTCCATATCCAGAATTGGTAGATTTGGGAAATATTGAACTTCCAACAGATGATGATCTAGGGACAATACTCCTGGTTGTGCAGTGCGAGAATGATCCAGCGAGATCAAATGGCGATTTGTGGATTTTTGATTTAGTCCTTATACCGGTTGATGAATGGGCAGTTGATACTAAATCAATAGCGACTCCTGATGTAAGTAGCTCTTTATATGCAAACAACTACCTAACAATCGATAGCATATCTACTCCGAAACGGGGCGTTTTCTCAAACGTTAGAGATTCATCTGATATTCTGTTGATAAATTGGGGTACTATATCAAATGGTGAAAACATAATACAAGTTAACAAACGCGTAAGATTTTGGTATACATGGGCATGGTGGTCAACTGGATTAACGGCAGATAAATGGTGGTATCCTACATTTAACAGTGTTCTGTTGCTTAATATACAAAAACAATCACGCTATCTCTCTATGCGGGGTGATCGATGACGCACGGTATCTCTATCCATGCCTATACCTCACTCCTGAGCGGTGCGGATTACCTGGGTAACGTCACCAAAGACGCCAGCAACTACACGCATACCATAGCGGCATTAGGTGGCTATGACTCCATGTCTTTTACCTATACCGGCACGCTACCGGAGGTAGAGGATTGGTTTGTCAAGGGCTTAGGGCGGCATATCGTGGTTTACGACGACGGCTTGCAAGTGTGTTGGGAGGGCTTCGTCAATAAGCTAACCCTGAGCGCGGGAAGTCTAAGCATCACCCGCGGGCCGCTGCTGGACATCTCCAACCGCGTCGCCCTGGTATACTCTACCGTCAACACCACCGTGACACCACCTATTGTCGGGGAGCGGGCCACGACTGCCTACGCTAACGATACCGATAGCCAGGGGCAATGGGGCATCCTGGAGACGATCTTAAGCGGCGGGGGCATGACCGCCACTACATCCGCGCAGGTGCGGGATACCTATCTCTCGGAGAATAAAGACCCGGTGAGCAGCCGGACGGTAAACCTCGATCAGGGCGCGGCAGCAAGCATCAGGATCGAATGCGCGGGCTACTACCGCTGGTTTGACGCCTACTATTTTAGTGACACTGCCACGACTGGCACGGTTAACCTTACCGTCAAGATGGCCTCGATCATTGCCGATAATCCGAATATCGCCTGGCTCGCTTTTGGAACGGATAATATCACGGCAAACACGCTGCAAGTCGCGGGGTACGAGGATAACGACGTGGGGGCCTGGGGACTGCTCAAAGGCTTAGTGGCCCACGGGGACGCCTCAGATAATCGCTGTACGTTCGGGGTCTATGCGGGGCAGGAGATTTATTATGCTGCCGCCCCGACTGACATCGCCTATACGCAGCGGATCGCCGACCCCAACCAGCGGGTATTTAGCGCAGGCGGGGTAGAAGTGCCGGGGTACAATGTACTTCCGGCGCGCTGGTTGTTCCTCTCTGATTTCCTGAGTGGGCAAATCCTCAGTAGCGATTACCGCACTGATCCGCGTTATGTGTTCATCGAAAAGGTAACGTTCTCCGAGCCGAACAAGTTAACCATCACCGGTGGGCGCGTAGAAGAATTACCACAGAAGTTAGCCAAGTTCGGGCTGTCGGGCATAGGGGGTTAAGATGGCAAATACTGCGACTTCGGTTGTACAACAACGTAACTCGGATATGGTAGAACTCCTTAAGCCAGATTTTATGACCCGGCAGGAACTCACCTACACCGCCACACTCTCCGAATACCAGACGCTCCCCTGCTTGCGCTTCCTGGGGGCCGGGGGCCTGGGGTCGGCAGGCGAATGGCGCGACCTGTCGGGAAACGCGATGCACCTCACCTACAACGGCAATCCCTCTATGAGCTACACCCCGCAGGGCGCGCCGTTCTGGGGCTATGATGGCACCGGGGATTA